TCGTCGAGCTGCGCCGGTGCGGCCTTGGGTGCCGCGGCACGCTGCACGTTCGCCCGGGCTTCTCGCCACGCCCGAGCCGCGTCGATGCTGTCGGTCGGCATGCCTTCGCGTCGAAGGACCGAGATGCGTTGCGCGGTGACGCCGAGCGCCAAACCCAGTTCTGAGTTGGTTAGAGCCATGGTTTGTTAAACGGCCTGTTTTTGCTCTGTGACCCCACGAAAAACCTTCGTGGTGTCGGGCCACGCGACAAGGGGGTGGGGTGGTAGAAGACTCCCTACCCGGGTGGTCTGCAGGATAAGCCCGCACATAAGGACCAATTCCTCAACGGTTAAAGAGCTTTTTACTTGGTTAGCCATAGGGGTGAGCCATTGCAGGTTGCTGCTTTCATTTGTTCCACCCTTACAAACAGGGACTATATGATCTACGTTCGCGGTTCTATCTAGCTTGACGCCGGTTAAGGCGCATCGCCCACGTTGCTTAAGCCATTGAAACATAAGTGAGCGTGCAAGTTGTTGAATGGTTTCCGAACATGAACCACCTCGCTTGCTGTTCTTTACCATGATGGCTTTGTAGTAAAAGAACCTGCGCTTCTTCCAGTTCTGTTGCATCTTGATGTGCTCTTGTTTGTTACGCTTTCTCCATGCTGCTCCAACCTCGAGCCGCTTTGCTTTATTCTTTTGGTAACGTTTCTTAGCGTTCATGCAGTTAACATCCCGTAATTTCTCGAAGTTATCGTGATAGTACTGCAAAGCCTTTGAGCGCTTGTTTGGGTCTACTCTAAGTTTCATTTGCTAATGGCCTTATTCTTGCCGCGTCTGGCATTAACGTGAGGAAACAGACCGCACGCGTCGGAGTTCACGGTGCGCTGGATCTCCTTAGCCCTGGCACGCATCCAGAAGTGGGAGCGGCCATACATCTTGCCGATGAGGCGAGACGACAGACAGCCGGGCAGACTCAGCGCCCAGCGTATGAGCTCGACGTGGCGACGGAAGGCGAAGTTATCCGTGCAGGCCAGCGCATCCATGAATGCCTTAAGCATGACGCCGACATGATCGCGGGAGATGAACGCGTCGACCTCTTCGCGTCTGCCGATGTCAGTAGGGTTGAACGCCCAGTCAGGATGATTGGCGTCGATGTTGAAGACGTGCCGAGGTTGCGCCATCTCAGCGTAAGGCAGCACGCCGTTCTCGCGCATCTTCTCTTGGACTTTCTTCGGCTGCGCAAAGAACCAGGCATCAAACGACTTAGCCTCCTTAGCCGGAGCCGTCAGGTCGTTGAGCCTAGCGCGTGTCACGCTGGCAATGTGAGCAAGGATATTGCCTAGGTGAATAAGCAAATCACATCAGCCTGCATGTGTTGTTCCAAAGCCCTGTCTCTGCATCGAGTCGTAAGTATCCCTTACGGACAAAGGTGCGAAACAGGTTAGCCTCATCCTTAGCCCGCAGCTTAGGCCGTGAGCCTGGGCTGACCATCCGGGCGTTCTCCATGATCTGGTCATAGCCTCGGCAAAATACGTCGAGCCAGCGTACCTTGGTCAGGCTGTCAGGCTGACGCTGAAGGAAGCGATGCACGGCTTGTTCAAGGATGGCCTGATGTTCGGCTATGCTTCTCCGGCCTGATGCAGATCGGGCCAGCATGAAGGGCTTGGTCTCAGGGTTGTCCCATTGCTCTTGGTAGGTCTTGAGGGTCTGGATGCGCTTGGCCCGGGCAATCTTCTGCCGGACGCGGTCAGCCTCCTCTTGGGCAGGGGTGCGTTTCTTGCGGTAGTAGGCCATGGTCGTCAGATGCCTTTTGTATCTCGAGGGGAGGGGGGTAGGCCGCCGTCAAGGCGAGCCGTATCCCTTCCTCCCTCTCTACTTGCATGTCCCTGTAGCATACAGGGACTGCAGTAGAGACATAGATTTGTCATCGGTTTTGTCATCGGTTTTGTATAAGGGATTTAACATTGGCCTTGCGGCCTGTTTAAGGTGGGTTGGGTAGGTTGAGGCGGGGGTGGTAGCCATCACCCCTCCAAAGGGGCATTGGCGGGCCAGCCAAGGGGGTCTAATAGCCTTCTCCGTCCGTGGGCATGGGAGGCCCAGACCTGACCCAGCGGATTTCGCCGCGCTTAGGGGAGTGGCGAATGTAAATCTCGCCGACGGGGGAAGGGCTGATGCCGTCAGTCATACCGGCACGGCTACGGCGCTTGGTCAGGCCAAGGCGGTAGATCGGCTCGTCCCCTGGGCAACGTTGCAAACACGCAATTTCTCTCGCCCAGTTGGTTACCTCGGAACTCCCAAAAAGTTGATATGCTAGGTCGGCCATGGTCTGGCCCTCCTTGTCCTTGGATGACTTCGGCTTCCCGGTGTGGTGCATGAAGACGATGATGACGCCCGTCTCGTTGAGGATGGGCTGGATGATGTGGCGCAGGAACTTGGCGGCCTCGGCAGTCTCGGAGATGTCAGCGCCGACAAAAGCCATGAGGGGGTCGACGAAGCAGATCGTGGCCTGATGCTGGATGACTAGCTTGCGCAGCACGTCTCCGAACTCCTTGCCTGTTGCGACGCTCTCGCGGTAGATGAACATGCGGTCCTTGAGTTCAGCCCTTTGGTCTTCGTCCAGGTACAGTCCGTTAATCTGGTCCTGCATGCTCTCGGCCACGTCTCCGGCATCGTTCTCGGCTTGGATCACGAGCGTGCGCATCTTCATGCCGTCGTTGGTCTTGATGCCGAAGAAGTCCTGACCGAGCGTCCAATTGATGGCGGCCTGCATCATCAGAGCCGACTTGCCGGTGCCAGCCTGTCCGGCCATGACCAAAGAGCCGCCCTTGCATAGCCAGCGATTGCCTAGCACGTTGGTAGGGTCGGCCTTGCGGTCGAACTTCATCAGTTCGTCGATGGGCATGCGCTGCGCACCTTGGCGGACGCTCAGGCTCTTGCGCTTATCGGCTAGGCGGGCATAATGCTCGATTAGAAGGTCGGGGTCGGTGGCCTTTGCGGAGATCAGGGAAGCCTCACGCATGAAGGCCGCGTCGGCGATCATGTCGACGTGCTCCTGGCGTAGTTCTCTGAAACCAGCGTAGGCCGTCAGGTCGTTGATAAATGGGTAATCGACTGTCGAGCCTGCGGAGTGAAGGTAGGCTGGCACGGTTGCCTCATCAGCGGACTTACCGTCAGCCTGCAGGAAGAGAATGGCAGCGGCCACGTCCTGATGCTTCGGCTCGAAGAAGTCCGATGGCTTCAGGTTGGTCGGGAATGGGATGTTGTCGCGGAGGATTGCGCCGAGTAAGTGGCGTTCCGCCTGAACGTTGTTCGGGGGAGTCATGGAAGAGAGGGTTTGGGTTTGTGGGCGTGGGTGCCCGTGGTCAAGATGCTTTGCGTAGGATGCGGTCGAGGTCGGCCTTGCGGTAGTGCGGGACCGGGCGAGGGGTGCGGAAGATGCGCACAGGGATCAGGGCGGCGTCGATGCGGTATTGGATGCCGCGGACGGTGCGTCGGTGCTTGCGGGCGTAGTCGGAAAGGTTGACCCATCCGGCGGGCGCCTTGAAGGTTTCAAGGGCGATGGCGGCTTCGTGCGCCTGTGCCCAAGTCTTGAACCGAGGGCTCAGTTTGTACGCCAATCGGCTGCGGGTGATGCGTCGCTCTTGGGCGAAGCCTGCCTTCACGATGCGGGCGATTGGCAGGGCGACTCCTGCCCGGGTTTGATAACCTAGTAGGCGGGTGACCTCGACGGTCTTGAGCCAGCCTTCGGGGGCGTCGTCGGCGTTGATCGGTTGCTCGGTTGGCTGTGTGCGCATGAGCAGGGCCGCGTACTCCTTGGGCTTCATCAGATCAGGTCGTAAGCGGTCGAGCAGATGAACTTGCCTTGGAAGCGGTGAGCCGTCCAGACTTTGCAGTCGCCGGTCTTCTCGTCGATGACCCCATGGAGCCAGCCGTTGCACCACTTGGTCGTGGCTAGGCGGCGCAGCGCATAGTCGGCCTTGTTGATGTCCATGCAGCACATGGCCGAGACGCCGACGATGGCGGCCTCAAGGTGCTCAATCGTGCAGAGGGAGAAGTCGTGGGTGTGTCCATGGATCACGACATCCCCAGGGCGGCCAAGGGTGCGGGCCGTCTCGCGGGTTGCGGCCACGCCAGCCTTAAAGCCGTGCGTGCCGGTGAGTTTCCCGACGCGGAAGCGGTTGACCCCTTCGGAGTCCTTACCCTTGACCGAGTAGCGGTGAAACTCCTTGCAGCCGATCTCAGCCAAGGTGTCGGTGTATGACTGCACGGCCCGCATGGCGTTGTCGCGGCGGTCGCCGTTGCGGGACAGGACTTGCTCCTCGGCGCGTATGTCATGGTTGCCCTGCATGAAGATTGTCGGCTTGAGCACCTTGCGCAGGAAGTAATTGCCGTGCTTCAGGTCGTCGGTGATGCCTTCCTCCTGCTCGTCAGGGGTGGCGCCGCGTCTCCAGGCTCCGAAGTCGAAGCAGTCGCCCGTATGGATGCGGAGCTGGGGTCGCCAGCGGCCGATGAACGAGGCCAGCGCGTCCTGCGTTTCTTCACAAACTAATTGGCCGTGGTTGTCTCCAGCGGCTACCCATCGGATGATGCTCATTAGCGGACGTTGATGTAAGGGATGGGCTTTCCGGCGTCGAAGGCCGCCAGCATCTCGTCGCGGCGCTTGCGGGCGGTCTCGAGGTCGCTGGCGATGTTCTCGACGATGTCCTTGCCGCGACGACGCAGGCGGAACCAGTAGCAGTCGCCGAGTTTCTGAAGGTGGTGGTTGGGGTTCTCGGCCTTGATATAGGCGGGCTTGTCGTTACGCCCGGTGCGGGTATACTTCGGGCAGGCGAGCAGGAAGGCCACTCGGTCGGGGGACAGGCCGACCTTGTTCGCCCAGCGCAGCGTCTCGGGGTTCATAGTTTCCATGAGCGGGCGAGGTTGCGGCCTTCGGTCATGATCGCGTTACGCGAGGACGGCCTGAAGATATACTCCTGGTCGAACAGGTGGGACGCCCGTATCTCGGCGATGCTGTCGAGCTCTTCGTCGTTGGCCGGACCGACGCCAGCCGTGGCGACGTAGATCGTGCGGACCTTCCAGCCCTTCTCCCAGAGGATGTCCTGGCAGACGCGCAGCTCGTTGATGTATCTCCAGTCGGAGCAGACGACAGTTTCTGGGGATGGCTGGTCGTGGTGTTTCATGACCGGGCACCAGTTGGCGAAGTGGCGGGCGAAGACGTCCTTGTCCATGCGCCGTGCAAACTTGCCTGCGTGGACGAGGAAGTCGCGGTTATCGACCTTGAAGTCCTCTTTGAAGAAGTCCCCGTCAAGGCCGAGATAGTCCATGTAATGGTTCGCGGCCTCCTTGAGGGCGTCTGCGAAGTTGATGTGCTCGGCGGGTCGCTGTGACCATTCAAGGATGCCGGAGGCGAGCGTGTCCTTCCCGGCCCTTGCGTAGCCTGCGATGAGGACGAGCGTCGGGGCGGACATGGGCGTGGGTGCTTCAGTCGCGGGATTAGAAGGGAACGCCTTCGGGCGGCAGCGGCTCTTCGGGGGCGGTCGGCTTCTGGGAACCGCGCGGGTAAGTCATCTTATACTTATACTGAGGCTTGCCCTGCCACTCGCCGTTGGCCTCGACCTCGACGCCGACGAGGATGGTCTGACCGCAGGCGGGGGACAGGTACTCCAGGTACTCTGCCGGGGTGGCATCCAGCCTGATCTCGTTGGTATACTTGCCGGAGAACTTGCCGACGAGCATGGCGAGCGCCTTGCCGTACTTGCTGGAGAAATTCTTCGACAGGCAGAAACCCTTGTCGTCGACGAAGAACAGGCGGCAGGACGTGGTGCCGTCCTCCCACTGTTTGACCTTCTCGAACTTGGGTTTGATGAGTTTCAGTTTGTAGGTGCCGTTCGTGCTGATGGACGTGAGCGGCGGGCGGTCGTTATTATCGGTGGTCATGGTATTAGGCGAAGTTGATGTTGGTCGCGGCGCTGGGCTTGGCGGCGATGTCGATGGTGGTGATCTCGGTCTGGTAGCCGGGCCAGTTGCCCGAGGCGGTGCATTCCTTATACAGGGTCAGCGCGCGCTCGAAGTCGAAGGCGGCCCCGGTCATCAGTTCCGGCCCTAGCTCGTAGACCGCGTAAGCGTAGGGCGGCTCCTTCTCGACGGCGATGAAGCGGAAGCCTAGGACGCGACACTTGTAGGCGGACTCGACGGCGTGCCGGTAGAAGTAAGCCTGGAGGGCGTACTTGTATTTGCGGACGGACTGGAGGAAGCCGTGCGGGCTGGCGTCTTCGCAGGTCTTTAAGTCATAGATGAAGCCGTCGTCGGAAATGCCGTCGATTGCACATTTGACCAGGGTATCGCCGATGAAGGCAGTAAACATGACCTCGGTCTTGGAGAGGACGATGCCGTTCTGCTTCATGCAGGCCGCAGCGGAGTTGGCTACTGCGTCGACGAGGGCGCCCTCTTCGGCGGTCAGGATGGCCTTGCCTTCGTTGGCGGTGACGAAGTCCTGCCACGCCTGCTTTCCGTCTTTGGTGCGCTTATCCACGTCCGGGGCGATGGCGTGGGTGGCGTTGTAAGCGTCGAGCCCTTCGAGGGCCAGCTTGTGGACCGCCGTACCAACTCGGAGAGCCTTGGACTCTTCGCGGGTGCGGGAGAGATACGCCTGGTAATGGGCGGGGGACTTGAGCAGTTCCTTGGCGCCGGATTGGTTAAGCGCTTGGATGCCGTCATAGATGACGCGTTCGGTGATGAGGTCGGGCATGGGTGTGTTATTGGGTGTTGGTGGGAAAGTTCAAAGGAGGGCCATGATGGCGTCGGCCTGATCGGGGCGACGGCGCTGGATGGCGGTCACGCACATGGTCGAGCCCACGGCGAAGCGGGAGCAGGCGACCGGGCGGTTGGCGTAGGTCTTGCACTTGCCGGCGCCGGAGAGGTGCGGGCAGCGGGAAGGCAGTTCGGCAAAGGTGCGTCCGACGATCATGAAGACCTCGCCGCGGGCGGCGTAGAACTCGGTCGTGGTCGGGGACGCGTCAATGGGCAGCAGGATGCTTTCACAGCACGCTCCCTTGCAGAGTTCACAGGCTGTCATCTTCGGGGCTGGCTTCTTCGACGGAGGCGGAGATGCGGCGGACGTCTTCAAGGGCGGCCTCGGCGGCGTTCTCCATGGCCTCGAGGGTATTCCGCAGGACGCGCAGCTGGACGACGAGGACGTGGACGCGGTCATGGAGCGGCTTGACCTGGGCGGACTCGTCAGCGGTATCAATCTGATCGGCGAAGACCTGCAGTTCGGTGATGGCCGAGCGGTTCAGGTCGGACAGGGTGATGATGTCGGCGTCGTGCTGTTCGTAACGCCCGGCGATATGCTGGACGGTGGCCAGCGAGCCCGTGATGTTTTCCACGAGGCGCTTGATTGAGTCGCGGTTGGTCATGAGCGGGTGGGCGTGAAGGTAAGTTCCTTTATCTCCCCATTAGGGGCAAGCGTAAAGAAACGGACGGCGGACCGGGACAGGGACGGGTAGGTCTTGCGCTTCCAGGCGTTGAGGTCGGTCAGGAAGTCGGCGTGCTTGCGGGCCGTCAGCTCGACGTACGGGTAGCCGTCCAGCAAGAGGAGCAGGCCGTACTGCTTCGGGACGGTGGCCGCGATCCGTTCGATGCCCTTGGGAACGTCAGCCATCAGAGTTGCCCGGTCTTGGCGCGGTTCCACTTGGCGATGGTGGCGATGCAGACGGCCTTGGAGATGGCGTCGAACTGGCAGAGTTCGGAGTTGACCACGTCGTCGAGGACGCGGGCGAGTTCGTTGCCAGCGTAGAGCATGGCTTGCATCTGTTCTTCCTGAGCCTTTGCCTTGGCCTGTTCGGCGGCGAGCATATTGCCCTGGTGCATGGCACGCATGGCGCCGGCGATGGGGTCGAAGGGGTCGAAGTCGTCGGAGGGCTTGCTCATTTGGTCAGGGGGCGAGGGGTGGGGGAGAAGGCAGGGGCGGCGGCTTGCGAGGGCGCAGAGCGGAAGCCAGAGGCCACGGCGCCGTCGTCGTCGAGGTCGACCGAGATGCCGCACGCGGTCTGGATGGACTGACGGCGGATGTAGGTGATGGCCCCGCCGATCTGCTGGGCGGTCAGTCCCTCGGCCTTGACCAGGAGCGTGCCGAACTCAAAGCGCTCGCCGGAGCTGTGAAGGAAGGCGGTCGAGACGCCGACCTTGCCCTCCTGGCTGACGAGCGTCTGGATCAGAGCGAGGTCGTGGTCGAGGAGGACGGGCTTGATGGCGTCGAGCAGCGCGTCGAGGGAGACGTACTTGGCCTTGAAGGCCGGGTTGATTTTGTTGGCCTTCACGTTGTCCAGGGCGGCGAGCGCTTGGACGAGGGAGGCGGTGGCGGAGGTGGGCGTGGGTTTGGTGCTCATGGGAGATTATTTGGCGGCGTCAGCCTTAGTGACTTCACCGGCCTTGATGGTGGCCTCGATGTCGGCGAGGGACATACGGGTGTAGCCAGGGACGAAGAGGTTGTAGTAGGTCACGCCGTTGCGGACGGTGGGCGTCAGGAGGCGGGCGACCTTCTGATCGGGTAAAACGATGTATGACGAGTCCGCGATGATGCGGTAGTCGGCGGGGAGTTTCGGGTCTTTCTTCATGTGAGGGTAGAGGTTACAAAGTAAAGGGTCTTACCGAGTTATGTTAACTCAGTTGATGGCGCCGCGGGTGGCGGAGTCAAAGATGAGGAGGGCGTCGGCGTTCCACAGGGTCACGTCCTGAGTAGGGAACAGTTCGGCGGCGCGGGCCTTGAGTTTGTTCTTCCACTGGGTCGTGGTCAGGTCGCCCTTCGTCCCGCAGGTGTGCGTCTTCTGCCAGATGGCCGGGCGGATGCGGTGGATTTTCCAGCCCATGGCGACGGCGGCGCCGTAGAGGACGCCCGTGTTCCACATCAGTTTACCGATGGCGGAGCCAGGGATGTTTTTGCCGGCGAAGAGCGGAGGTTCCTCGAGGTAGAGGCTGACGTCCTTGGCCTTGCAGCTGAGATCGGCGAGCAGTTGGCAAACCTCGATGTCTGACGACGGCATCTTAGCACACTCGACAGGGTCGCCGTCTGCCGACCAGACGATGCCGCCGTTCACGCCAGGGTCGATTGCCACGATGAGATGAGCCACGGCAAGACCCTTTATCGGGGCTTGGCTGAGGACAAGCGGAAAAGGTTAGCGACGCGTTCGGCATATTCGTTGGGCCGGAACTTGCGGGCGACGGCACCTGACCAGCCGACGTTCCAGACAAGGGCCAGTTCCTCGGGGGTCGGGGAAGGGATGCCGATGCGCTTGAAGTTCGCCCTGATCCAGCGGAGGTGCGAGGCGGCGACCATGTCCTGCGCCGTAGCGTCCCGCCACTTCGACCAAGGGAAGGCGTAGTGTCCCTCGGCCTTCAAGCGGGCGGAGGCGTCGTCCCATGCCTCCTTGCCGACCTGATACATGCCCCGCTCACCGGCCTTGCCGATGGCCTTGCGGTTATGCCCGGACTCGACCTCGGCGACGGCGTGCAGGAAGGCGGCGTCCGACTTAGCCTGGGCGGAGAGGCCGAGGAGCAGCAGGGCGACGACGGAGAAGCGCTGGTTTAGGGTCATGGCTGCTTGCCCTCCTTGGCGGCGTTCCACGCATCAAGGTGTTCTATTTTGAAATCTTCGTTGCCCTCTTTCAGCCGCTCGACCTCGGCCTTGAGCCGGGCGTTCTCTTCCTCTTTGACTCGGATTGCCGTGTGGCAGTTACGCAAGTCGGCCTTGAGGCGAGCGTAGTCCTCGTAGGAAACCCACTTTCCAGCAGGGCTTTGAGCCATACCAAAGTCAGCCGAATAATGGCTGGAGGGATTGTATCGCTTCGGCTCGCTCACGACTGCACCTCCTTGGCGGCGTTCCAGTCCTTTGCCATAGTAGCATATGCTGGGAATGTCATATTGGCGGCTGCAAACTTTAGCATTAGGTCGCCGTGTCTATACAGGCTCTCGACCTCGGCCTTGAGGCGGGCGTTCTCTTCGCAAAGCTCACCCATTTGGTTCAGGTCGTGGACTCGGTTCATGTGCAGTTTCCCGTTGATATTGGAGGCGGCGAACAACTCTGAGTTGAGGTCTTGCATACGCTCGCACAGGGCATCATTGTGTTCCTCTGACTTACGCAGCTCTGCGGTCTTCTCCAGCACATCCCGCTTGAGTGCCTCAATCTGCTCGTCCTGCTCCTCGATGGTGTCACGCAGGGTGCGGGTGCAACCCGGCTTGGAGCACCCCTTGGAACAGGTGTGGATGCCGTCGTGCGGAGATTGAGGAGGGTTAATCTCCGCTTTTTTGCGGAG